AATTGCATATGATAGTAGCTATTTCCATCAAGCACATCGACTGCATAAAAGGGGTCTAATGATTCAATTGTATTTACATATCCTTGGCCTATTTCTATGCCTCTTAATGCAGTGCCTTCACCAGTAGAGAAGCTAGCATTCCATGCGACTGTATCGGTCGTAGGTTTTAGCGCTTTTACCCATACATCCTGATTTATGATTTCTCCAATGCATCGGAATATATCGAATATCTCAATAGTGTAAGTTATCACATTATCAAGCGATGTAATTTCGAGTTCATTCTCTGCAGAATACTTTTGGCATCCAATAAAAGCGGTCTTGAATCCAGAGCCGTCGTTATACTGAAGCACAAAAGTATTAAAGGCATCAAATTCTCTTTCAGCTTGATTAGGAATATCCGATGCTAAGTATTGAGTGCCATCCGCGTTCAAGGGCACGCGTTTTGCGGTAGTTCCGCGTAACAGGTCGGCTCTTAGGTCATCGAGCGCCTGAGTGCCCTGCAAAGCGGCTATATTGACATTTATCTTAAGCACTTGGCTAACAAGACCCGCGGGGATGCTTCCAAGCTCGGTATCAAGACTCATATCCCTAAGCAGAAACTCACTAGGGAGCGTCACATTCGAACTCAAGGCGGGGGTAATGTAATCTACACTACTCGGTATGATATACATACGCCATTGAATAGAGTCTTCGCTAGTCCAAGTAGTTACAAATCTTTGGTTTGATAATGCCATTAGATCAAGTCCCTACGATAGCAGGTGATTGTAAATTTCTCCAAGCCTGAAGCCCATTGTTTTTCATTACTGAAGTCGCATCGTGCGAAGACAAACGGAATAAGCGCTTTTGAGTAAGTGAAAGAGCTTGTGGACTGATACCTTGTAGGCATTTGATACGGCGGGGTCGGTTCTACTATGCGAGTGTATTTCTTTTGCAGGATCTCTTGCAAAAGGTAATACACATTATCGCTATTCACCGTGCCGTAGTCCCATGTACTTACCGGGATGCAATCTACTTCGAGAGCTATCCTGATTCGGCGCTGTCCTATTTCCGTTCCTGACATGCTGACTTCATTCGAGGACTCGACTGTAAAGGTCGGCAATATACCGAAAACAGGTAACTCAACTCCGAGCGTATTTATCGATGCAAAGGTCGGATCGTCTGACCCTTCGAATTTGACCCAATATCTCCAAGACATATTATCCTCTCCTTGCATTACGGCGGCGGTCTCTTTCGATCACGGCCTTTATTGAGTTATTATCGGCTACAAGAGCGCCGCTTATTTCGACGTGTGTATTTCGATTGATTTGCTTGCCTAATCCGCGCGTCTCTTCGCGAAGCTTTCGAACCTCTTGGATCAAGTTACCATCCTCTTGCACTGAATAGCGAACTTGCGGCGCGTTCAAAGTAAAATAGTCTCGAATACTCATTCCAGGGTTATTATTCATCCATTCGAGTTCTTGGCGGTTTGCTTTCGTGCCTGCGGCTGTAATAACTGACTCGCCTTTTGATAGCCAAGCGGGTATAGAGTCGCTTCTTTCATCTCCTGGACCTTCGAGTCCTACGACCCCGTCTTTGAAGCCTAGAGAGGGCGCTGCGGCCGCAAAAAGACCATTGAGTACAATAGTAAGACCCGCGGCGGCTGCAATACCTAGAAGTCCAAGCTCTGCAAATTGCTTACCAGCGATTTCTGCAATGAATATCGGTATCATTTGTTGAAGTGCTTGATATGCCACCATAACAGAACTCTTTGCAAAGTCTGCGAGCGTCGCTTTTCCTGAAAGTGCAAGCTCTCCAAATTGAGTAGCAAGATTACCCATCAAATCTCCGATAATCTTGCCCGTCTCGGATACATTGCCTTCGGTATCTTTGAACTGGTCGGTCACAAAACCAGATATATTGCTTGCTTGCCCTTTAAGCACATTACCGACGGTCTGATCCATTACCCCTTTCATGCGTTCCATGAAAGTAGTCTCGGTAGCTTCCATCGCGTCTTGCCTAGCTTTGTCAATATCTGCAATTTTTGCAGCATAATCTTCGAAGCTAATTTCTCGCTTTGCAAGACTCTTTGTTAAGTCGTCTTCTTCAGCATTGAGCGCTCCTAATCTCTCTTGTCTTATTTGCTCATTTGTCTCGCGCTCTTTCATTATCTTTTCGGTGTTAAAAGCATCATTAAGCGCGGCTTGGAATGTATAGAATATACCAGCAAAACCAGTACTCTTTTCTATCTCTTTTGCAGAGTCTTCAGAGAACCTAGCATAGCGTCGATACATATCATCGAGCGTGCTTTGATTTGCTTGCTGTAATTTAGTCAAAGACTCCAAGCTTTTTGTATCGCCTACATCTCTTGCAAGTTGTATCTTTTCTTGAAGTAATACTTGCTCATCAATAAGCATCTGATTAAAGTTAGTAAAAGCGTTCTCGGCGCTTGCTAACTCTTCGGCCGTTTTCGCAGGCGTTTTAAAAAGTGTCTCTAAATTCTTGCTATATTCTTTCCCTGTATTTTCGGCTTCTTTGACAAACTCTCCAAGCTCTTTTAGTAGCTCGTCTCGCCATGTCATATCGGTTACAACTTTGACTTCAACTTGTTTACTCAGTTTTGCCATCTCTTGCGTATAGAAGTTATCTATATCCGCAACTGTTTCGCCTTTCTTTTTGCTTGGAGTTATCTTTGCAGTGAGTTGATTTTTTTCAAGAAATACATTTGCATCTGTAATACCACCGATACGCTCGTTAAGGTATTTTTTAAGTTCTACATTTGCTTCGGCTTCAAGTTGCGCTCGGAGTGCTTTTAAATCCTTACCTCTGTTTTTTTCAGAGTTCACCTCGCGCTCAATATCATTCTTAAGCTCGTCTTGGCGGCCTTTGTAGAATTTCTTGAGTTGTTCGAGTTCTGATTCTTTTTCAGATGCAGTTGTTGACCCTTTACCACCTCTGCCGCCTGTTGTCGTATCATTCAGTTTCTTATTCACATCTACAACGGTTTCGGCTGTTTTCTTGTAGGCATTTAGGGCTGCAATTTGAGAATTATACGCTGTGGATACCGCTTGTAGTGCTTTGCTGTTACTTGCTAGCTCTTTTGTAGCTTTTGCATATGCATCGGTTGCTTGTTCTTGAGTGCTTGCACTATATAAAGCTTTAGCAAAAGCATTAACTGCAGCATTGCCAGCGGAATCAGTAACTATTCCTAATGTTTTCGTAGTTGCGATTGCCTCTTCTATCGCCTCATTTCGCTTTGCAAAACTAAGAGTTTGATTTGCTTGCATCAATGCTTTATCAAGCTTTGCGGATTCTTGCGCAAGGTTATCTAAACTGCTACCAGCTCTCTTTGCAATGGCTTCGACACCGTCAAGATTATCCTTATAGCTTGCAGTATTCTTAACAAGATCAGGATACTCTTTACTCAAGTCACCTGTTAGTTGTTTCATGCGAGCGGTTTCGGCATTTGTTAGCTTCTTCTTCTCAGATAGCTTGATAAACTCATCGGCCATAGACTTCGTGCCTTTGGTCATGGTAGTTTGCTCTTCATTCGCTTTCTTTTGCGTTTGAATTAACTCTACATTTGCCTCTGCTTGCTCGCGAGTCTCTTCAGCTGATACGCTTAGTGCATCTGTAATTGCATAGATACCAGCTCCGAGTACTGCTAGGGCTGCTACGACCGCTCCAATAGGATTAAGAGACATTGCAAGATTCCATGCATATTGTGCAACGGTTGCAATTGTTATTGAGCCTCCTAAAGCCGTTTGTACGGCTGCATAGGCCGCCGTAGCCGCCGTGGATATACCAACTACGATATTATATCCTGCAAAAGCGGCTGCGATAGTACCTACAACGGTTGCAATAGTGCCTAAGTTTGCTGATACAAAATTAATAATCGGAGTCAAGGTCTTAAATACGCCATCGAGTGCAAGTACAATCGACTGCGACGCTTGTTGAAAAGCAAGTTCTAACTTCTTGGAGAATGCATCAAAAGTAAGATATTGCCCCGCTGCGTTTTGAGCCTCTTTACCTGCTTGCAATGCCTTTGCTGCGATTTCTTCCTTTGGTATCGGCGCTCCAAACATTCTCGCATAGGCTTCAGCCCCTAAGTCTTCGGCGGGCGTTCCTGCAATGGCTACTTGTAATTGACTCCGCATCGCTTCGGAGATATCACCAGCCGAGAACGCCTCTTCGATTGCCCCGCCTGATCGCTCCAAAAATTCTTTTATTGAGATTTGCCCTGAAGTTGCGAGTCCCTCTAATTCTTTTAGGGTCGCTCCCATTGCTTTCGGCAAAGAGCCTTGTATATCTGCAATTGCCTTTGCAGTATCCCCTGCTTTAAGCCTGATTTGAGCCTCTTTGATTGAGTCTCCAATCTTATCGGTAGTGAATAATCCCTCTTGACCGGCTACGGCAATTTGAGCCGCAAATTCTTCAGCGGAGAATCCCGCTTCTTGCAATAATCCTGAGTATTCTGCAATGGTATCAAGTACATCATCTTGCGAAGTTTTACCCTCTTTTGCGGCGAATGCAATAAGATTAAATGCCTCTTGCCCTTCTAGCCCGAATTGTCGTACAAATGGAGCCGACTTTGATACGACTTCATTAACATCCTTATCGTAGAGACTTCCAAGAGCCGATGCATTTTTGACAAATTCTCCAATTTGATCATTAGGCAAAGCATCCTGTAGAGATGCTTTTGCATTTGCAATGGCTTTTGTGGCCTCTGCTAAACTACCACCAACGCCTCCGATAAATGCATCCTCTGCACTTGCTTTTAGGGCTTCGAACTCTTCGCCTGAAGCGCCTGTAGCTGCTTGCAAATTACCTTGCGCGGCTACAAGCTCGCGACCGCCATCGATAATAGCTCCAAAGCCATCGGCTACAGCTCCAAGACCCGCCTGAATACCACCAGCCAAGCCGCCTCCAATAAGCGAGCCAATTAAACCGCCTGAGAATGCATCGTTAAGCCCGCCTTTTAAGCCTTGGAATACACCTCCGATCCCGCCTGCAGAGCTTTCTACTTCTTGAAATGATGCATTAACAGCATTAGTAGCCTCTTCCATCTTTTTAAGCTCTACATTGGCTTCTTTAATGGCTGCTTCTATTTCTGCATAACTATCAGAACCCTCTTTACCTTGCAACCGCAAAGCTACAAGTAATTGCTTTTGCTCATTGACAAAACTATTTAGCTTGTTTTGAGCCGATGGCAAATCGGACGCTATGGCATCTCCGACATCAGGGAGGCCTTTAATACCGTCATTGACTTTTTTTAATGCTACATCCAAACCGTTGAAGAGTTGAGATGCATCTAAACCAAGTTTTATCTGTATATCATCGGCCATTGATTCTGCGCTCCATTTTGCGGCGTTCTTTGTGGTAAGTTATGGTATAGGCATAAGTACGGATTACATCCACTCGAGGCGTGTCGTAATATAGTCTTAGATACGCTGCAGGATCGCCACCTGCAACGCCTTTGAATATCCAATATGAGCCTACAATTTCGCCAAGGTAATAAGCACTCTCATCTCCGTCCGTCTCTTCATATTCTTCATCGTCTGGATCGTTAAATACAGTCAAGTCCTCGAGTAAATACTCACATAATGCGGACTCTTCGGCATACCGTTTCACGAAAAAACTTTAGTGAGTCCAAGATTCCGTCTAAGTCTTGGTTTTGCCAAAAGTCGGAATCAGCCTCGGACTGAATGCCAGCTAAAAGCTCGGTATTTTGCACTTTGCTTTCATCGATTACGGCTTTGACAAATTGGAATACTTTTGGAATCGTAGTTTCATCGACATTGATAAGCTCGAATAGATTTGCTCTGACTTTTAGATATGCAGTCTTGACAATTTCTTGGAACTCGAACTCTTGCATAATGTCCTTAAAAGCGTCTTGCCCCTTTGTTAAGTCTATCTTTTTTGCAAGGCTCTCGCGGCTAAATACCTTCTCCATGATCTCGGTCTCGGCGGCTGCTTGAGCGCCTTTAGTATTTGCAAGTTCAGAGAGAAGCGGCGTAACCTTGTCATAAAGAGCGGGGGTCAATTTTGAATAGAGTGCTACTTCGTGTGCTGTTTCGTTTAGATATAATTTCATGCTATCTCCATAGTAAAAATAAGGGGGCGGGTTTTGCCCGCCCCGTGTGTATTAGACCGCTGCGTCATTGAACCAAACTTCTTTGTATCCAATCTTTGCAGGGATTGTCACCGCTGACAAACCTGTTACCAAAGATGTCAAGAAGTAACTTGTACCGATAACAAGATCTGTATCATTATTTACAACATCGCCTGCTACTTTGGGCTTAGTGTATTTACCTGATTCTTGGTCAAACGCGCCTGAGTCTTGTGCTAATTTGCAAAGCATCAAAACAATTTTGCGCTTCTTAGGAGTAGAGTTTGTATCTACACCACCGTATACGATTTGCAAAAGTGTATCGCTTGTCGCTTGTGAAGAGTTGAACTTTGTCCCGTCTTCATATTCCCCTTGATCTGCAGTGACCGTTGTAATAGGTGCATAGTTTTCAAGGAATGAAGTGAGTGCCGGATCGTCTTCGTTTTGATCGATTGTAAAAGTCGTGCGTGTTAATGAAGTCTTGATTTTGCGCTTCATTGTATGAATTGCGGTAGCTCCTACTGTAGGTGCTGTTCCGAGTTCATTTGCTGTATAGAATACGCTAAGGTTAGCGCCGCCTACTACCATGATATTACCTCTTAGATAATTGTTTTAGATATGAAAATGTGTTAACTAAATAATCCCAGTTTCTTTGTGATTTATCGCGTGTGTATTCTCTTACCATAAGGCCTCCGTTTCGTTCTGCTTTATGCATTAAGACTTCAGTATCTTGACTATATCCTTTATGATACAAAAGTATATCTGTATCGGCTACGACCGTACCATTCGGATCTACTTCGAGCGTCTCATGGCATATTCTTTGCCATTTGAGAAACGCGCTTCTTCTATGCAGTCGCATTGCCGGTATATTATACCTCTTTCGAATATGCGTATATTGCGGGTCAAGGTCTGCATTGCATCCTGCAATTGACAAATAAGCCGCGACCGCTTCGCTTTCGTTAAGCTCTTGGATATACGCCCAAAACTCATCTTCAGGACTTGCAAGGCGCTCATCAGAATCCATGTGCAAAATCCAGTCTCCAGCCGCATACTCATCGAGCTTATTTCTGCAATAACTGAAGTCGAAATACTCTTCGAAGTCTGGATATTCCCATGAGAGAACTATATGGTCCGAAGTACGACCGACTTCTTGAAAAACAGGCTCTTTAAGTTTTGGATTTACCGCCGTGCGAAGTGCAATGACTTCGACATTATCACTCGGCAAAGAATCCCTCCATCCTTTCAGGTCATCTCCATCCTGAAAGATTACACATGCACTTAACTTCATACATCTCCTCTGTAATATACCGTCCTAAATGTCATGAAAGATATGCCTTTCGTTTCATCGTCATTGAATGTGACCGCTTGCGCGTCGATAAAATGCACTGGCGCAAAATATGTCCTTTCGTAATCGGACTCATAGATATCGGGCTTGTAGTTTGTGAGCTTATTTTCGATAGCCTCGCATAAGTCTGCAAGAGCCTCGCGTAAGTTCGCTTTACCCGCCGTGCTATTCTTTTTTACTTGCACTCCGACAAGCAAGTACATATCCAAAGTGCCTTTATTTGCAAAGGCTGAATCGTCTTCAAGTCCAATAACCTCGCGAGCATCTGCACCTGACAAAACACCGACAAAAGGAAATTGATAGGTATTCCATTTATCTAGCATTACTTGGTCATAGACTTTGACCCCGCTCATTGTGCGAAGTCTATCTGCTATGGATTTGATCGCCGCTGATTCTCTTGCCATTGTTGTATTCCGTTTATGACTTCTTGTCTTATATTACTTGCGAATTTGCCATCATTGCGTAACTTTTCGACTGCAGGATTAAAGTACGGGCGGGCGGGTATTCTCACGCCGCCTTTCTTTTGCACGCTTAGTGCGATATTCTTAAAATACGGCTGTTTAGTCTCTGCGAATTTAGCCCAGAAGTATTTATGCATATTGCCTTTGCTTGCAATAAAGCCGCCGAACTCTTGGACTCTTGCGTATGGCAAATCGGAGCCGTATTCTGCTTCAAAATTATCACCATTTTGCAAGACTCTGAAAACATTGCCGGGCTGACCTTTCGAGAAACTGCGAAACAAATTACCTGAGTTAATCGCGAGCTTAGAACTTGTCGAAGGTGCTATTCTATCAGCCGCGCCTCTGAATTCCATATTAGTTCCGATATACGCCTGCATGACAAACGGGAGCTTATTAAGAGAGTCTGCTATGATTGGCCGTAAAATGCCCTTTAGAGCCTCTGTACTTAGCATAATTACACCGTTGGTATAACGAATTGAGCAAAGTATTTATGCCATCCTATATCGGTTTTGAGTGATTGGCTGACTGTTTGACCCGCGCCGCCTGTAGCGACGGAGTTAAGCCCGAACCAATTACCGCCTTGAGGGCTTTGCTTGTATGCAAGAGTGACCATTTCGGCTATGCCTTGCAAGATTGTGTAAGGCATAGACGCATCACTAAAGCCCGTCGTAAGCGTCGCCTTGAATTGTCCATTTGTCTTATCACGAAAGACAATATAATTAGCATACGGCTCGGCATTCCATGCATAGTTACCCGCGGTAAAGTTCGCATAAGTTGCAAACTCATTCTCGCGCCACTGCAAAGCCGTAAGAGCCGTGTTAGCATTGTAGGGGATATATTTCCATGAGTGATTAGCTTCGAGGCCGCGTTGAGCTTTTGAGGCGTAAAATTGGTAATATATCGTCCCACTACGAAGAGGCTGACCGCAATAGCCTTCAGCCTCATCATAGCAAGTTGTTATCAGGTCATCAAACCAAGTATACAGCGCCGTATCCTCGGAGGTCGGATCGCCATTAACTTCCAAATTAAGAAAGGTCATGAGAGCATTAAACGCCCTCGGATTTGCGCTTGTATATGGCATGGTTATTTACCTGTTTTCTTTATTTCTACTTTCGGCGCGGGCTTTGCATCTTTCGCCTTGCCTTGTTTAATAAGAGCCTCGGCAATCTCGGCAGGGAGAGAAGTCTCATACCCTGCCGAAACACCTTTATACGGCTCGATTAGAATTACATCTACGAGCATAAATCACCTAATTAGGTTGTTGAAGTTTTGAGAACACCGATAGCACTTGGAGCAGGGAATGCGAAAGCAACGCGCTCAACTACTTCGATACCTTTTTGATGTGTACCACCCAAACCAGTCGCACCGAAATACTCTTTGTATTCGTTTACAGTTACATCCTCGCGGATACCCATAACAGTGAACTGATTCCAATCAGCATAGAATGCAGACGCTGTATTTGCTGCTGAAGTTGGAAATAGTGCATCTGGCACTACGTGCATAGGACGGCCTGTTGGTGTGAAGTATGAATTACCTGCAAGAGCTGTTAAGCCGATTGAAGTGATTTCGATTGGACGAACCATGTCAAAGATCGGACGGCTTCCGCCTGTTTCTTTCATCAAGAATCCGAAAACTGACTGAGGCACTACAAAAGCACCATTTGCACCAACGCCAGAATTTACACCGAGGCGCAAGTTCCAAAGGTCAGTCCAAGATATTTCGCCGAATGTATCCTTACCAGAGTTATTAGCACCACCTTGGCGAACTGTTGTAGTTCCGGCGATACCAGTCAAGCCTGTAAAGTTAGGGGCATTACCATCACCATTGAAGAACTGCTTGTCTTCAGTTTCGGCAAGAGCGCGGCCAAGACCGTTTACTACATAGTCAAGAAAAGCTGGTGTAGCATCTTGAAGTTGCTCTTCAGAAACGATAGCACCTGCAACGATTTTCTTTGCAGTCATCGCTGTAGCTGTAAAGAATGAAGTTGAGTCAGTCAAAGTAAGACCAGAACCTTCAGCAACCACCGCGCCTGTAAACGCGCCACTTGATACCAAGTTTTCAGTTTTACCACGCATTGGATAGATTTTTGCGAGTGCTCGAGCGTATCCATACTGATCCGCAAAAGACATAATCTCTTCTACCCAAAACTGAGGAACTGCAGCGCCACCTTGTGAGGATGTACCAGTATTAAAGTTTGCGCGTGTGATATACTTTTCATTTGCCTTGCGTGCGATTTCATCTGCAACGCCGTCGCGGCCTTTGTGAACTGCAAGAATATAGTCAGCTACGACGCGAGCTTGGTCACGGCGTGCGTCATGATCTGCTTTGATTGTTACAAAGCCATTGTTACTTGATGGCTTTTGTGTACGAAGTTGATCTGCGACTTTGCGATCTACAACTTCTTTAAGTTGGTCTTTTGTTACGATAATGTTTTCCATTATGCAATATCCTTAGATTAAATTAATAAGATCTTCTGTTGTGAGTTTCTTAGGCATATTCAAAGTAATTGAACGGCCTGCTTCGCCGGCTACTGCAGATTTGATAATCTTGTAGCCGTTTTGAATCATATCCATACCTTCATTGATTTGCGCTTGTGTTGAAGCTGCAATTTTCTTACCTACGCGAGTTTCAGGAACCTCGAAACTAGCCTCGATGGACTCTGCAACCACTTCGACTGGGGGCTCGGCGGCGGCTGGTTCTTCGGCTACTTCGGGTGCGACTTCGCCTTGCAAAACTGCTAGCATAGGAGGAGCGCCTGCAGTAATAAAAGCGTTTACGGATGCTTCGGCTTCTTCAGGTGAAAAGCCGAGATTAATTACCTCATTAACAAACGCTTCCTTGATTGCCGGAAGAAGTTCGTCTTTGATCTTGGCTTCGATCTCTGGGGTTAACATTCTACTTTCCTTTTTGTATTTTTGAATTGAATCTTGGAGTAAAGTCTTGATTGATTTTTTAAGCAATGCTTGGCGATTTGCAGGAACTGAAACAACGCTAAATTCTACAAGCTCGGACTTTGTGTAAACAGTTACCTTTTGACCGTCGATTGTTTGCTCTTCGTATTCGTTTGGAATGATACCAACTGATACGGCCTTTACAAAACCTGCATTGATTAGCTTGTTGAGTTTCTTGCCTTCTTCAGTAATACACTCAATTTGAATTGTAGCTTCTAGGTTTTCGCCGTTCATTGCAAATCCTAAGCAGCGACCGATAGGCCACTCATCCGAGTCATGCTGTGCTAAGACTATGGGATTATTTAGATATGCTTGATAGTCGATTCCGCTTGGAACTATGATAGTCCCATAGCGGTCAACTTCAGGAGTTGATACTACAAATGTATAGAGATCATTCTCTTTCTCTTCGTAGCCTTCCTCCATTTCGTAGCCGTCCCTAAGTTGTAGGTTCAGCTCGCGTGTTATTAAATTCATATTAAACCTTTATTTTTATTGCTTTTCAACTGGGAATAATTGACATCTGCAGTTCACTGCATTTGAAGCGCTTAGACCTGATCCGAGCGGGCGCTGCGCTTTCTCGGTTTTGACTTCAATGATATTGCCTTCTTTATCGCGAACTTCAGTCACTACCGTAAAATATCCGTCGGCTCCTTGAGTCGAGCCTTCCAAAGCAGCATGAGCGGGTCTTACGCGGCCGTCTCTTTGTGTAAGCCATACCATCTCAAAACCCTCATCTTTATATACGGCGTATTGCATTCCGCTTGTCACATTTGCGGCGGTCGTATTCGCAATCGCACGCGCTCTGCTTGTTTGCAAAGAGTCGAACTTGGTATTCAAAATCTTGAATAACTCGTCTTTATCCTTACCAGCGTTTGCAGTGAGAGTCGCTTGTACTTCTTGCTTGATAACTCCGATTGAATCTCGGATTTGAGCGCTTGACTCTTCGACCAAGGCGATAACCTCAGCAGTCGGAGGCACGCCGCCCTCGATTGCAAGAGTCGCATAGAGTTCGGTAGCTACTTGATTTGCAGCATCGGCTATGATTGCATCATACTTTGCAAGCTCTTCCGGCGAAATATCTACCGTAGCCAAGGTCAACACGCCGTCATCTGCAAGCTGAAAAACTTGCTCTTTGATTTGTGCTATGATCATCTCAACTACATTCTCGAGGCTACCAGCATTCGCTTCAGTTATCCCATCAAAGTTTCTCCAAAACAAGTCTTTTGCATCGGCTGTAACAATAGGGAGCTTGGCATTTGCTCGGGTTAAGAGTTTTCGTGCCACCACGGGCGCGGGAGCGGGGTTTACGGCGCTTTGAAGAGGGACAAAACCACTTGCAATAAGCGGCGTATTGCCTTCAGGTATCGGATCATATCCGCGCTCGCCTCTTGCATCATTGATCGTCTTGATTCCCCATTTAAGCTCGAACTCTTCTTGCCTCATATCAGCATCGGGATCTGCATATTCATACGGTTGTGCTTGGATGAGTACATCCTCTTCCCATCTACGGAAATGGCGTGTAAATTCTTCAGCAATATAGAGCGCTTCGGGGTCTATCGTGTTTTGTCTAAAGATTGCGAATTGAACCTCTGCAGTCGCTCTGTTTTGGAATGATCCATCAAGCATTCCAGGAGGCACGCCAAAGACTTGAGCGATTTGAGCGCGTGTATCACGGCTAACCGCGTCATAACTAACTGAAAGCTCGCCTTTCGGCGGAAGTTCTAATTGCATACCACCTCCAAGCAAAGCTCGGAGCTTGTAGTCTGGTAGTTCCTCATTCCAAGCGCTTTTAAGCTTTTGCCATTCATCTTGCTCGAATCTTTCGGGGAACTTTGCAATAAGCGGCGGGACGGTATTATTAGCAAAGAGGCGTGCAAGATAAGCACTAACTTCGCGGTCGATATTCGCATATTCCAAAGCGGCTGAAACAAGACCAACGCCGAAGATATTCATACCGATAATTTCTTCAGGACGCGCGGCGGGGTGGAGCTTAGCAAGGTGAATAATCTCTTTCTCTGGTATGGCTATATTGCCCTCTTGAGCTGACTGATATACATACCCATCAATAAAGTTATTCTCGCCTTTAATGACTCGCATTCTTGTCGGATTTAATACCCACATTTGCAAGGGCACGCGATAGCCGTTTGTCGGAGTCCATATAAACGCATTGCCATTTATGCTAAGCCAGTTTTCAATATATCCGAAAACTTGCGAGCGTGTGAAATATGGATTAGGATTTGATAGCAGCTCGTTAGTCCAATGACCGCGTCCGAGTTCTTCTTTTTCCCAATTTTGCTCTTTGTATGCATCGAACTTGATACCGCTCAAAGCATTCGCTCTATGCTGCAAGCAAGCGAAAACAGTCCCTCGAAGTGAGGCGCTTAACTCGTTACCGACTTGAGTCGCACCGATATTGCGAGAGCCACCCGACCGAATATACGGTCTG